AATTGTACAAACGGCAATAACATAACAGGATTATATGAAAAAATATATTCTTTTACTTCTTTTAAGTTCCTATATATCAGCTGATAGAGAAAGAGAATGGTTTGTGTTTCATATGGGATTCCATTCAGGTGCAGAATATACTGCTTTTAATGCTGCTAATACATTGAGCGGAGAAAAGGGTTTTTATTTCACCGCTGATTCAGCAAAATTATGGATGGGATTTGGATTAAGTTCTACGTTTATTCTAAGCGCATTACTTTTATATAAGCTGATGGAAAAGACCCCCTGTGATAAATAATGAAAGAATAAATTATGATGGAAAGTAAGATATCAAAAGAGAAACATAATCTTCATAACGATAATTTGCTTGATGAGACGTTAGAAGCTTTGAAATCTAGGTGCATTGATGAGTCAGACATTGAGTTTGTATGTATTGATGAGAAGAAATACATAAACTGGGAAGATTTCAAGAATCTGGCTAAAGACTGTTGGTATGATAGTGGCTTTGGATTACAGGCTATAAATAATGATTTATGTATTGTAGGAAAAGATTGGTGGTTAGAACGAGTAGAATATGATGGAAGTGAAGGATGGGCCTTCAAGACGAAACCATTAAAACCAAACTGGTATGGTATTTACTTTGAAGATCTCGAGGAAGATTGAATAAGAAATAATCAATTCAAAAGCCCCCTGTGATAAGTAGGGGGCCAATTCATAAATAACAGGTTGTTCAATTACTGCATTTCTTCTTAAATATCTCTTCTTCAAGTAATCGAATTCTATTGCATTGTTCAATTGATACTGCTTGCAATGCTGCAATCAGCTGGCAATGTTTAACCAATTCTTCATTGGCTTTATCAAGAGCATCACAAAGTTCAGCAAAAGTAACTATATTTCGATCTAATTTATTTGGTTTGTACATAGGTAATCCCTAAACGGTGAAATAAAACCCTGAAACGTCTAAGGCACAGTTATTAACAAAATTAGTATCTGTCATAGCCACACCAGGAAGATTAGTACCACCCTGATTGATAAACAGGTTAGTTGTACTTATCTCATTGAAGCACCAAGCATAGGTATATCCTGCAGTAAATACTTGACCACCTGAAGCAAAGGGGCCAAATTGAATAGTATCTATTCCTGATGATGCAAATGGCAATCCACTTATACGAGCAATTCCTGTTGAACTTCCTTTACTTGATATTCCTATACCCCCCTGAAAGAAAACTATATTGCCTAGAATTTGATAGAATCCTTCCTGCAGAGTATACACTATACCAGTTGATGAACCCCCGAAAGATAACGTAGGAGTCCATGCAATTTTATTAAAACTATTCCATATCGGATCGGATCCGGTTACTGCTGTCAATACTTGTCCAGTTGTCCCATTAGCTAATGAATTCAAGCTTCCTGTTGAATTACCAAGTTGTACCGTGTGATTTGTTGTGCCGGAAACAGAAACGGTTGCAGTATTAGGCCCAACAGTACCCGATGTGGTTATATTATTGCCACCATGCAATTGAATAACGCCCGCTGTAGGTGTTACCGTATGTCCATCGTCGGTTAATAATCCCGTTACTGTTCCACTACCTCCAGTTATAGTTACTGTTGATCCAGCCGCTGAAACAACTATTCCGCCTGCTCCGGCAAATGTAAGTACGCCGGATGCTGGGATCGCAGTTCCTGTTACAGGATTAGTTATATAGCTCGTAGCAACAGAACCTGCAGTAGAAGCTGTTAGCGTGTGAGTTCCTGGGTTACCCACAATGTTAATAGTGGTACCGTCCCCCACCACATTGATATTTCCACCCAACGGAGAAACAGCGCCCCCACTATTACCGGTTAAGGTTATAGGGGATGCAGCTAAATTGACCCAGGTTGCAGCATTACCAATGAGAGCCACAAGCATCCATATATTTTGGTTAGTTGGTGCTATAGTTGGATAATTGCTCGTATCAAGCCATAATGTTCCAAGATAAAAGTTCTTTGAATCAGTAGAATTAGGTGGTCTTGGTTTCGTGACAAAATCAGGTGGTTGAACCGGGTTAACTCCTGCATATGCAAGGGGGTCAAGTCCATTGAGTCTTTGATTTATATTGAATGACATTTAAGCTCCTTTTTTAACAAACTAAGAATCCACTAAATCTCGTATATGTGCCGCCGGCACCTCCTAATACTCCAACTGTTTTAGTACTTCCAGAAAGAATAATATTAATTTTTGCGGTATCTCCTGCAGTCATGGTAGCAAACACTGTGTTTTGCATGCTAAAGAAATTTCCCGGAGCATAATCTAAAGAAGGATTATTATATTGACCTTCGAATGTTTGTCCGGTAGTTACTATCTGGCATTGACCTGTAGTTTGTGCGACAACGTTAGCTAAAACTACATTAGTATTGAACATATATTTTCCCGTGATGGGTGCAGTAAAAACTCCCGTTCCAGTATTAAAATTGCTTCCTTGGTCAAAAGTAGTATTAGCAAATACGATAGTATATGTAGTTCCATCACCGGTAACATTATTTGAAGTAGAAGAATTAAGAGTTGCCAAAAATGCAGGTTGTTTTGTATTGTAATTTCTTCCGGTACTATCAACGGTTAATCCAGTATTCATAGCTATATTACCAGAACCAGAACTTATCACCGTAGTAGAAGTGGTATTAGTACTACCAAAAGTTGAAGTCTTAGCACCTGCTCCAGTTCCTATATTTATAGTAGAAGTGGTTGCATCAGTAGCTAAAGATACCGTCCCACCATTGGCAGTAATACCCGCAAAGGTAAGTGTTTGAGTGGTTCCAGAACCACCAAAGGAAAGGCCTGTTGTACCACCGGTAAAGGTAAGTGCACCAGTCAATGCTCCGCCTGTATTACCCGTTATCGAAGTGACTCCTGATCCACCAGCTGCCTGGAATGTAGGTGCAACACCAGCACCATTTGAGGTCAATACTTGTGTAGCAGTGCCTACTGCGGTAGTTACTAAGCGAGTGCCATCATAATATACAACCCCATCCGTATTGGCCATTGAAGTGGCATTTGTTCCACCTCCAGCAATAGGAAGGACTCCATAGGCAGGAGCAACGCCAGCTCCAGCAGATACAAGTGCTTGGCCAGTAGTTCCTGTTGAGGCAAGCGTAACTAATCGGGTTCCATCAAATATTATTGTTCCGTCGGTAGTAGCAAAGCTCGTGGCATTCGTTCCTCCATTGGCCACAACCAATGTTCCGCTGAGTGTTTCAGTTGTTCCAGATCCACCAAACGATAATCCCGTAGTACCACCAGTAAAAGTGAATGCATTGCCAGTTAAAGCTCCGCCAGTGTTTCCAGTAATACTTATTGAGCTTGCAGCTGGTGCCGCAAATACTGGATCAGCGCCAGTTACTCCAGTCAGTACTTGGCCTGTGGTTCCTACTGCTAATTGAGTAATTGCAGATGTGCCAGCTCCTACAAGAACGCCGTGGCTAGTGAGGGTTGCTCTGCCAGTTCCACCATTGGATACTACAAGAGTTCCTCCGAGCGTTTCAGTTGATCCCGCGCCAGCGAATGTGAGTCCAGTTGTGCCGCCGGTAAATGTGAATGAGCTGCTCGTAAGCGCTCCACCACTATCTCCGGTAATCGATATTGTCCCTGCAGTACCCGTTTGATAGGTGGGAGCAACTCCTGCACCATTAGAGGTTAAAATTTGTCCAGCAGTTCCTGTTGCAGTTGTTACTAATCGAGTACCATCAAAATAGACTGTGCCATCGGTTGTGGCGAATGAAGTAGCATTTGTCCCTCCATTGGCTACCGCTAAGGTTCCCACTAGGGTCTCAGTAGTTCCTGCTCCTGAAAACAGCAATCCTGTAGTCCCGCCCGTAAAAGTGAATGCAGTACCCGTTAGTGCACCGCCAGAATCTCCAGTAATCGAAATTGCGTTTGATGGTAAAGTAGCATAAGCAGGAGCTACGCCCGCACCACCAGATCGAAGAAATTGCCCTACAGTACCCGTGGCTGTCGTATTTAATCTTTGTGTTCCGGTATCCCAATAAACGGTTCCATCAAGCACGGTAAGATTTGTTTGGTCCAGGGTTGCTGTACCAGTTGCAGTAACTGGATCTGGCGTTGAAGTTAGTCCACCGTTAAAAGTTATACTGGTTACTGTTCCGGATCCAGGGCCTGAGGTTGGTATCAGGCGGCTCAGTTGACTCATTAGTTTACTCCTGTACCAAAGAAGGTTGATAGATATACCGTTCCCAGTGAAGGAGATCCCTTAACGTATATTCGTTGTCCTTGGGCAATAGAAAGAGCGCCTCCAGTCAATGTCATATTGCTGGTCACATCAAAAAGCAAATAAGAGTTGGATGGTATAACAAAATGATCATTCACCCCATCAAAGCTAAAAGTAAGTAATACATCAGTCGTATTGACTATATAAAGAACACGCGCTGGGTTTAATAGCGCCGTTCCAATTCCCGCATAAGCGCCTGAAATTGACCCAAATGCCAATGATCTTAGAACTTCGGGGTAAAGACGAACCGCTAAATTTTGTGCTGACATAAGGCTCCTTAACTATTTGTAGGACAGTAGAATCCCGAAAGATAAACAGTCCCCGTTCCAGCAGATCCCTTAACATATATTTTTGTGCCAGCAGCTAATGATGCAGAAAAATTCTGTGGCAAAGCATTCGCTTGAAATTCAAGCTGTCGTTCATCACCGGCAATAATGAAATCATGATCATTGGTTCCGTCGTAGCTAACGGTAACTCCAACCGATGCATTATTAGCTATGTGAAGCATTATACATGGGTTTGGCAAACCAGCTGCTGCCGAAAGTAATTGGTAAGATCCAGTAAATGTCGAGGCAGCGATAGAGCTAAGAGGAATTGGCAAGACTTTATTTTGATATGCCATATACTCTCCTTAATTTTTATTAGTTTACAATCTCAGCTTCAACAACAGGAGCATCTTCAGACTTGTCCTCTGAAGCTTCAGCGCAAGAGGATTCTTTTGCTTTTTCAGCTCCAGCTTCTAATGCTTTAGCTTTAAGTTCTTCAAAGCCTTTCTTGAGTAACTCAAGAGCTTCAGCTACTTCTTCAAAATTTGAATTTGCTGGAAGAAACTGGAAAGTTTTTTCATTTACAACAACTGAGAATATGCTGAGTAGATTTTGATTCATAAGTCCAATCCTTAAGATTTGATGGTTAAAATTCTGCCTACAAATACTAGCAATTTTGTAGGCAGAACTGAATTGGAATTAGTACTTTACGCGGCACACTTCCAAGTAATACCATATTTGATGCTTCTAATAGTATTAACATTAACTTTAAAATCTTTACTAATTCTCATCGCCGAAACTCCCATATTTAATAATTCTTTTATTCTTATGACTTGCGCCATCTTCAACACTGATGCCTTATTTTTTTCTCCCAAAGATACGCCAGTTCTTTTTTTACATGCCATATCTCGCATATTATCAGTATGATCACCCAAAAATAAATGGTCTGGTCTAGTGCAATGTCTCACATCACATTTATGCAATACAAACATACCTGAAGGTATAAGACCATTATGAACTATCCAACTTGCGCGGTGAGCTTTCATAATCTTTCCCCTGTGATTAAAGTTGGCATATCCATGCACTTTACTGCCTGACCAATCCCAGCAATCATCATTTCTCTTGATAACAAACTTCTCATAATGCTCTTTAAGCCACTGCAATTTCTGATCTTCTGTTTCATTTGAGAGATATATTTGGTGATCTTCCAATTGTTTTTTTCGAAGAACTTTTCGGTTACATAAAGAAGAGCAAAATCTTCCGACTTGTATCTTATCTCTTGGCTTAAATTCTTTATGGCAATATTCACAGTTTCTCTCTGGAAGCATAGGTATAATCCTTCTATATAAGTTAAACATGGAAGGATTATACCACTTAGCATAGTTAAAATCTACCTTACGCTGCACACGTTACGTTAGTCCAAGCTCCAACACCCGTTGCGATGTATAAACGAGTTGCAGCAGTTGCAGCAGTTGTATTTATATACATATCCCCAACGTGTAATGCCAATCCGTTTGCAGGAGCGCCAGCACCATTATAAATATAAGTACTCGCTGCATTGAATAAGTTTAAGAATGGAGCACTTACTTCAACACCACCTGTTCCACCGTTAATTAAAGTAGAAGCCGCACCAGTATTGGAACCAATAGAAACCACATGCGCAGCAGCTCCGGTACCAATATTAACTACACCGGCTCTTGTAGCTCCAGTTGCAAGTACGTTGAATGTTTGAGTTCCAGCAGTTGCAGTTCCAGAAAGAATATTAACTGTTGAATTAGCTCCAGCAGGGCCATTATTAATATTAGTTACGTTAGCTCCGGTATTAGTTCCATTATTAATGAGAACGGTATTGCCTGGAACTCCCGCAGCAATAGAAACATTAGAAGAACCTGCTCCTGCAGCAGCACCTATAATAACGCTTTGAGCAGCAGTAGAATTACCTAGAACAATGTTGCCTGTTTGTGCTGTTCCACCAATAGATATAGTTCCGGTAGTAGTTGAAGCACCAATAGCATAGTTCGATGCAGCAACGCCATCAAGAGTAAATCCACCGGTACCAACTGACATTGCAATAGAAGTATTACCAGTAGTATTACCCAATGTATTAGCGGCTGCGGTAGTTGTATCAAGAGTAAATGCTCCCGTGCTAGTGATTGTAGTAAATACACCTGCACCTCCGGAAACTAACAATAACTCCCAAGTTGCTAAGTTATTTACAATAGAAGTAAGGATGTAAGGGGCATTATTTGCTACAAAAATCCAAATAGCACCGATTTGCGCCTTGTCCGTAGTATTAGGAGCCCTATTAGCCAATATCGGAGCGGGAAATACCGAAATTAATGCGTCTGAAAGTCCATAAGCTACTTTTCTATATTGTTGACCAGCCATGCTAATCTCCTTAAAAGGGTAATTGAGGTTATTTTATCCAAGAGAAGCATTCTTTTATTCAGGAAGCAAGTAAATGTTGACTTTTATATACATTTATACATATACTATTCTTATAGGTAAAGAAAGGGAAAATGTGAAAGATAAGCATGGAAATGAAATAAAGAGATTAATTGTCGATCTGAATATTAATATTCATTACGAGGTGAAAAAAAGAGCATCCCAAAAGAATATGAGCATAAAGAGGTGGATAGAAGAAGCAATTATGGACAAGATCAGAGAAGAAATAGAATTAGGATTCAAATGAAAAAACTATTATTACTCACACTATTAGCAACCCCAGCATTTTCAAACCCAGTAAAGATAACGTTGGCTAAGATAACAAAGCCTATTCAGTTCAAATTAGTCACAGCGGCATTGTTGGCTCAGCAAGTGAAAGTATATGGAAAGGCAATAAAAGATGATAAGAAAGGGAAATAATATGACAGGAAAACATACATGCGATGGAGACTTTGATCAATATTGTTATACATGCTTTATGAACGCCGTTGGAGGAAATGTTTCTCAAGTTATACATGTTGAAACAAAATATACCGAGAAAAAAATCCTCAATAAAAAAGATATTCGATTCTTATTTAATACCAACAAACAAGGAAAAATTAGTGAAATAATTGTTGCTGAATTTACTGAAGAAAAAAATCCTCAACACCTTTATGAAACTTATAGTTTTGATGTTGGAAATTGCAATAGAAATTGGGATAAATGGAGCCTGCTGCCATTATTGATTAATTTTATTTATACATTTGGATTTGAAAATGAAGCAGTGAAATTGTCTTTGCTGGAAAGTCTAATGAAAATAAAAGAATTCAGAGACGAATGTGAACCTTATTTCAGAGATATGAATTTAATTTGATTACGAAATGATTGCGAAACATTTACGAAATGATTACGAAAAACTGCAACCGTTGTTGCACAATTTAATTACGCAGCATCTGCTGCATAAATCGGATTGAAATAAAAAACTATTGCGCAACATTTGCGCAACTTTCGCGCAATGTTTTGCGCAAACTATTTAATAACTTGTAGATGATAAAAAGGGAAAATAATATGAAAAGGGCTATGACCAAAGAAACAAGAGATGCGATCTTGCAATGGATTGCAAAAAATCCTCTCACAGGACAGGATACATTGGATGAATATCAAGAACATTCAAATAATGGGTGCCGATATGGACAACCGAGCGGACCTGATGATTTCATTAACGACTGCGAATGTGAAGAACTTGGAGATCCAGATGATCAAGAAAAAAGATCATTAGAAAAGAAATTGATTTGGGCAGATATTCTTAGAAAAGAATATAAAGGTGAATAAATGTTAGCATCACTGTTTTTCTTGGGATGGTTTATATATCTAATACTTAAAGATTAATAATTATGGAGGTTTTATGAACAAGCTAACAATATTAGCAATTATTTTTTTTCCGATAACTTTTCTATATCTATATTTCAGATATGTTTATGCGGTACTTTGTTTGCCCTATTGGGGAATAAAAGCATTGCAGAGATATGCTAATAAATAACATATCTCTGCCATCTTTGCTTAAAGCAATGCACCCAATCCGCCACCTATTTTAGATAAGAGTGATCCGGGGGCACCTATAATTGATCCTAGGCCTGATTGAACTGCCGTTACCAATTGATTTTGCGATTGCGGTACTGGTTTAACCAGATCTTCTTTGAATCGCTTGGTTATAGCTTCTCTTTTCTTATCGAGCTTATCGTCCACTTGCTCTCCCAGATCAAGAGGAGGAACGCCGCCATTCTCTTTGAGTACTTCTTTATATGCATCGTATGTAGCCACGCCTAACTGTTCGATTCTTCTGAGATTGGCAATGACTCTCTTTCTTCCTTCTGGAGACTGACTTAAAGAGGGTACCGTCTTCAAGAACTGTTCAATTTCGAAGTTGCTAATACGGCCTCCAAAATATTCTTTAGCGTCTCTGATGAAGTTTGTAGCTATTTTATTGAATTCTTCACTGCCTTCGCTCATTAATGCTGGTATGTCTAGACCTGATCTTTTGAGGAATTCAGAATAGCCGGCCGTATCTAGTTTTCCTTCCTTTTCCAATTCTTCCATACGATCAAGGTCTTCTAGTTTGGCTTTAGCTGAATTCTTTTTGGTCCTCAACTCTTCCCTCAGGGCCTTAGTTTCTTTGAATGCTTCAGATCTCTCCTGCCGAGCTAATTTCTGTTGTTCTAGGGCAAGTTTGGCTATTTCCGTAGCTTGTTTAGGATTTAATCCTTCAAGTTGAACGCCTTTTTGCTTTTGTTCGGGCACAGGTTGTGGGGCAACAAATTTTGGATTCTTGGCATTAACAGAAGCAGATGGTTTGGCTAAATATTCATTAATTTGTTTTATCTGTTTTGGGCTATATTTAGCTTTTCCCTGTGGAGATTCGATATATTTCTTGAGTTGAGACTTTTGGGATGGCGTTACTTCTTTTCGTACAAATTCCGGTTCTTTTGATTCTGAAAATGCTGGTGTTTGAGTTTTTTCATATTGACCGCCTCCCAAAATAGATGATAAAGCATTTGCATAATTTTTATGGGAAGGTTCTTCGATCTTTTGTTTAACAAACATATCTAAAAGATTGGATGGAAGGTGAGCGACATCTTCTGCGTTTTGAACTCCAAGAGCTTTTAATCCTCGTACATTTTGATCGTATTGTTGTGCTTGCTTCATCTTTGCAAGTTTACCTTCAGCTAGGCCCTGAAGAGCGGCAGAAATACCATTCCCCAAACCTTTACCGATAGTTTCTCCCCATCCCTCTGAAGTAGGCAATATATGTAATGGCATAGTTATTCCTTTTAATTATCCTCTGAGACCTTTACCATATCCCCAACCACCCGCTAATGACCCTAATCCAGACATTGCTCCACCGAATAAAGATTGTAACAATCCAGGTTTACCGGGTGTATATGTATTTTCAAATTGTGGTTGTAGACCATATCCTAAAGAAGCTAATGCGCTTCTTTGCGCTAATTCTTTTTCTGCTAATCCTGTTTGCCAATTCAATGCTTTGTTTTGAAATCCATATTCAGAACGTAATGCAGCTAATTGTTTTTCTAAATTTGCTGCCGCTGCCCCTAATGCTCCCTGAAAAGCCGAAGAACGCTGGGATCCTGAACCTAATGACGTAAATCTTTCAGCAAGGCTAGGAATAGTTTGGGTAGAGAAGTTTTCTCGAGCTAGAGCTTCTATAGGTTCAAATCCTTCATAAATATTGCTATATCTGTCCATGACAGAGCCACCCAATCCCTCCAACCCACTCAGGCCACTTCTTAATAAAGCATCCATGGCAGATGATTGCGCCCCCGTAACAATAGGAAATGATCCGAATTTGCCTTTTTTACCAGTTAGGAAATTTCCTCCTCCCTTAGACATTCTAGCTCCAGGAGCAGGAACAGCTCCTCCCATCATTGGCATTTGTGATGAAGTTCCACCACGCATTGAACAAACGCCACCTCTACATGCCATAATACTCTCCTTAAGTTTGCAGATATTCTAATATGATATATGTCTGCGTAAAATTTGTTCTATTTGATCCCGTGATTATATAAACATTAGTACCATCAACATGCAACTCAATATTATTCCCCGCAGTAGGGCTGGCATAGGGAATGGGAATATAATTATTACCCGATGTGTCTGATGATGTAGCATATATCCTGGTGAATGTTGTTGTCGAAGTGCAAGTAATTCCATGTGGTATTGTTGCAGTTCCTGTGTTTGGCAAAGCTGTTGTGTAATTGATAACTTTTCGATAAACATTTCTTAAAGCTGGCGATGCTACTGTTGAAGAATTATTGGATGGATTCGAAAAATACATTTGTCCATTAACAACTTCGGTAATCTGATATAAACCCGTATCTTTAATATTTAGAACCGTAGCCATTAAGCTAAGATTTTGATACATACGCACGAGAAGTTCTTTAAAATCCGGACTTTTTATATCTACTTCCTGAAGTTTTTGAACATCCCATATAAAATTAGTAGGAACATAAGCACCATATTGAGTCGATAAAGCCATTATGACAACCTCGCATTTGTAGGTCTGGTATATAATACCATTCCTTGCAATTCAAAATCAGCAAAAGCAATAGTTGGATTGATCATTTGATCAGCAGATAGATATAAAGAAAATTGAATATATTGTCCTTGAGCTTGGAAATATACAGGATGCCACAATAAATCCTGATATGATTCTAACGGTACAGTAGGATATGGAAATGTTTCTAGTATAGAATTTCCCATTATTGATCCCGTTTGTGCGCCTCCTCCTATCATGGAAACACTGGAAGCCGAAGGATAATAATCTACGGTAATCTGTCCTCCCTCTATTGAAGTACCATTAATTATAGATTCTGTAGCACTCACACCAAAATCAACTCTCTGGATAAATAAGTTTCTATCTTGATCTGTATAAGGATTGAATTGTTTGGTAGTCAGTTGAATATTGGAAACTCTCGAAACAGTACCACCGCCATAATAAGTACCTGACGTTAAACCACCGAAAGTATTTATGGTTATTGTATTGGCATCAACTACTGAATAAACAGGAAATATAGTTCCGTTAATAAAGGTTTGAGTAGCCATATCTGCGACAATATTTTCAAAATAGATAAAGTCTTGGTCATTGGGAAATTCTGATGGCGTCGCGCTGAGATTGTGATTAATAATCGTTAAAGTAAGAATTCCTGTTGGAGATGAAAATTGACCTGGACTTCCACCCATAGGTAACGGCCCAATATTAGTAAGATTCATACCCGGTGAATTACGCGCATAATCATCGGATATACGTAAAACATATCCTTCTGGAGTTCCTGCTAATATTTGTCTTTGATTAGCTTGGATATTGCCACTATTCCATGAATAATTGGATTGTTCCCATGCCTGAGGAACTGTGAGGGCCCATGTTGTATCTTGCTGTTGTTCAAAATACCCAAAAGTAGTAAAGCAATCATCAAAGAGTGCCCATGAATCATTTTTATAATTGTATATCAACAATTGATTAGGGAAGGTTTGGGTTGGTTCTTCTAGATCAGAAACAAATGTCCATATAGCCAATTCATTGTAATAATCTCTTATGCCAGCAGTTCTCAAATTTCCATTGGACTTTGATTCAAATTCAAAAATTTCGTCTGGTATTTTATCATCTATCCGAACAACATTTGATCCGTTACACGCATGAACACCAGTGTTTCCAATAGTGAACACTTCTTTATCAAAAGGAATGGTGCTAAATGTTGATTGACTACCGAGCTCTGTATTTAATCTATTCCAAATAAACGGTAATATTTCATTGCCGGTATAAGCAAGTTCCCATGTTGAACGCTCAAAATATACTATAAGACGGTCTTTAATAAACTGAGCAGATATTATTTGCTCATCAGTGGATGCATCTATAAATCCCCCACCTGCTGCCACATTACCAGATCCATCAGTTTGATTAGGTTCATACCAAGCATTTACTGCTAGAGGAGATCCATTGAAACTAAATCGAGCTCTATTAAAATATTGTGTTGCAGTTCCCGTTCCCGTTGTACTCGAATTGTTGTTCTCCACCGTATTAAGAAGAACTAATCTATTCCTAAAAGCAACTATAATTCGAGCGGTTTGCACAAACGGCCCGGTAGCAACGGTAGCCCCTCCCGGCAGGAAGAATATACCATTTGATCCTGAACCCAGCATAGCGGTCCATGTTCCATTATTGTTGTACCAAATAGGGTCATCAGTAGCCGCAGGAGCAGAAGCCCCGAGAGTGAAATTGAAATTTGAAACAAATAATATTAAATCTCCGGCAATACTTGTCCAATTACATGGCCAAAAATAATTAGTATTACTGCCATGCCATAAAGCAGTCCCTGATCTTGACCAGCCAGTTCCTGCTGTAAATATATAAGCAAACTCAGTATCAAATGCATATGTCGGATGATTGTTAACGGCCCCAATAAGATATTGGGTTATTCCCATGACTGGTAATGATGGATAATAATAAAGCGGTGTTGTTATTGCCGCACCAGTTATTACCACTTGACCTGTTGAAGTATTAAAGGTTCCTGTTGCAGTTCCCGTTGATAGCATAGTCCCGGGAGTTCCTAAGACAATCACCGTAAATATTTGAGATCCAACAGAAAACTGCTGACCAACATTAAATTGTGATCCAGGAACAGTAATTGTTTTGTTCCCTGATCCATCAGTATTGCCCAAATTAATTCTCAATTGTGATTGCAATGGAGAAGTTCCCATCAATAGAGATCCAAATCTCTTCCTAACCCGACCACGAAACACGTAAGCATTTTGCAAATAAGTAAAAGCATCATCTAATATTTGCCATGGTTTGACATCAGTCTGCAGACCAGTATTTATGGGTGAAATCAGGAATCTATCAAAAGGCATTACTTCTCCTAAATTCCAAAAGCAGTCCAAAAGAATGACGTATCGGAAGCACCATTGACGAGGCCAAATGTTGCTGTAGTTAATGAAAAGCTCTTCACGCGAACACTTTCAGCAGTAGAAGCATTATTATTAATAACAACAGGCAATATCCAACTTATGAAACTTCCAAATCCAGGGAAGTTCGCCAATCCCCCAGCCGAAGTATTATTAAAGGTAATAGTTACTACCCCTCCAACAGTTGTTGCAAGGCCACCAATCTTAAGCATTCCAGACGAATCATAACTCCATGATACAGCAGTATTAGCACCGACTACTCCGTTTGAATAAGCAGTAATAGGAATCTGAACTACACCCGCGCCTGTGGTTTTGTTTATGTAAAGTTCATTATTACCTGTTGCTGCATTATTGGCAGAATAAAGTGCCACATTTCCTGAAGCAAATGATGAACCTCCCGGAGGTATTGAACCTTGCGTAGCCAAATATACCCAATTGAATCCTGCACTTGAATTTATAGAGGATGATGATGCATTGGAATTGCCTGCTATAGCACCCAAAATAGTAAAATTATTGAGTATGTTACCTTGGGATACTGAAAGCTGATCAGTCGCTTGTGGTATCGACGGTAAAAATGCCATTGTTTACTCTCCTTGAAATTATTTTTAATTATGAAGCATTATTTCCTGTCCATCCCCAGCCACCATTCATTCCCGATTGTTCGGTATAAATTGTTGCGGTACGTTCATTGGTGTATTGGACAATAGTTCTTCGTAAGCAAAGGTTCATTTGATTGCGATACTCAGGCAATATTTGTGCCACCGAATCAGTATCCATCCTATCTTCAAATATCTTCTTAGCTGCTCCATAAGCTATGAACTGCCAATATTCATTAAGAGCAGGCACAGAGCTTGTTTGGAACAATTGTATCGGCGCTTGATAGACTTCTAGATTAACTCTATATGCTTGATCTGGAACAGGACGTAAGATGAATTTATTAGCATAATAAAGAACCATTTGAGGCAATGCTAATACATTTGGCTGTGTTTGAGAATTAATAGGAATATTAGCCCCGGGCGCAGCGGAGAATGTAATGGTGAACGCACCCGTGGCGTAATTTATATTATTGTTAGCCAATACCGTCGTTGGAGGATTTGCTATTGCTGCTTGATACGCAGCTGAATTAGGATCATAAAGGTTCCCCACAACCGTGGTATTACCATTTGAAGTATTGAGTACCGGTACGTCTACGAGCGTCAAAGCACCAAGATTAACATCAGCGGTATCAAACAATACTTGTCGCTGCAGCAAAGCAATCCTCTGATTAAAATTATTTGGCAGCATTGATTGCTGTGAGTTAATAACACCGGTAAATGTTGTGGTAACGCCATCACCCATTAATCCCGTTGCTAATTGGAAATTAATCTTTGGATAAATATTAAAAAGTTGCTCGGGAGATTGGCTATATACGGCTTGATAACCCGATATATATATTGGCGGGTGCACACTTAAATATTTATTTTGAAAATCATATAACGGATTATATTGGATTGATGGATTGACCATCACGTTACCAAAAGATGCAGTATTGGTCGGATATTCATCTTGGTATGGGTTGGTATAAAACGTATAGGTTGTCCGTAGATTAAATGTTCTTAAATGTTCAGGGAAATCATATACCACAAACGTATTGATATAGTTATTCAAATCATCGGTAGTCAATTGAGCTTCAGATGGCGATAAAGTAAGTCTACGAACTTTAGTTTGTATTGATTGTAGGGTGGTTCCAGGTGCGGGGGTAGGGTAAGTTGCCATGAAGCTCTCCTTAGATTTTTTATTTCAGCGTAGCATATTGCCAATGATTTTCTATAAGATTGATGTTGGCAATTGGTTAACGACCGCAGCCTTCAATGTATCGTTATTTTCCCCGATCGGCACTGAAAGGGCACAGATATTAATGAATGGTCCTAAACCAGATGGCACTGAAAATGGTGCATAAAGCGTGGTATCTATGCGCACCTTAAATGTTGTATCGCCGGTAACTAAGATAGGAGCTGTTTGCTGATCTATTTGTTGCATCCCGCAAGCGGGAGGAATATCGAAACGTACAATAGTTCCATCAACATAACCATGAGCAAAGGTTGTGGTGACGGTAGCGGCAGTGCTATTAGTAATCGAGGCTATTAACCGCATGGCAGGGCCATATACCGGCTTACGATAGGCAAAACAATTATAATCAGCCATAACAGCTCCTATTATCTTTATTTAAGGAATGTGACCGTTTCTACATTTGATGGTCTTAATTCATTCAATTCATCGACATCCATAAAATCAAGAGGATCGAATGAACAACGGCGCTTTTTCTTGGTAAGCATGGCCACGTTTCTCATATTATCATCCTGCTTGTAAGCATACTCAGGATACCAACAGTTATTTGAAAGATGATGCGCTACTCCTCTAGGAATAGTATATATTTCGCCATCATTCAAGGTGTATGTTTCAATTTCATCTTCACGATATTTTCTAAAAGAGAAGGCCATCGTTCCACCTGGAACTTCATAAAATCTAAAGATACCGCGTACCATTTCTCTATCTCTATCTCTTTGATATTTCAGGTCTTTCCCTTTTCTTGGGAGATTACTCTTTGCGTCTTTTTTGATTTCTTCTGACATAGATTTCCTTTAAGTGTCGACAAGTTGTCGACAGTTTGTAGACAACTGAAAAAGAGGGCCCTTGCGAGCCCTCTCAAGTAATAATACTATCGTTTACAGTCCGCCAAATGACGATTTACCTGCAACCCAATATAGTCTATCAGGGGTACCAACGTTTCCTGATGACCACGCAACAGAACCCGAAGGTCCAAGTATTGGCGTTGTCAATTCAAGACCGTTACCACCTGTTCCTAGAATCATGCCTAAGAATCCAGTATTGGTTGTAGCATCAGCAAGAAGCCCGGATTGTGTAGCATTAATCTTAAGACCTGCAATAGTTGGAACTTGAGAAGCCGCAGATATCAGCGATAACGCGGTATCTTCACCAACAGGAACAACTTGTGGGAATGAACTTGGTTGTTGAGCAATAGTTGGCCAAGTGAATGCAGTATATGCAGTTGTATCAACATCAATAGTGAAGTTGTAATCATCAACTACAGTTACTATATTTCCTACCAAGTAATTGTTCTGAACAGTAGGATTCAATTGAATCATGCCAGATACTGCTGGTATGCTGAATCTAACTGCCTGACCAGGAGTCAATCCATGCGCAACTGAAGTAGATACCTGAGCATTAGTTGCTTGGGTAATATTTACGACAAAGCGATGTCTAGGATAATAGAGCGAATTGTAATTTACAACGCGATAGAATCCTGCACCACCAATAGCGCCCGGAGCAGTAGCCAATGGATTAGAAGCCGTTAATAGAGTGAATGAAGTTGAAGAACTTACAGTTCCCACAACCATATCGACTCCATTAACATCTGTTTGTGCAGTATTGCTTAAACGAACTACCGAACCAACAACAACGGAAGTATCCGCAGTATGGGTAACAACAGGACGTGTAGCATTAGTTACGGCAGAAACTGCAACAGGATTACCTAAAAGAGGTAAAGCTAATGGATCTTGACCCGATGGATCATAAAGCGTAAAGCCACCAGTTGCCATTGAGTCAACCGATACCACCCCAGATGCAGATGCTTTGTAGCTAACAAGAGCGGATCCTTGGGGCATGCCACGTTGCCAATAGAACTCAAAGCCGACATCAGCATTTGCAGTTCCATTGAAATAAGCACCACCAGCGGCACCTACGGTTCCATATTGGGTAAAGTTACGAACTTTAATCCAATCGGTACCAGATGGGATGTTGAGAATAAATTGATTTGCCTGACCAATTGAAGCAGATCCAGGATTTGGATTTGCTAGTCCGGCAAAGTTTGCAAGAAATGTTCCTTGCGAAAGAATAGTTCCGTCCATAGTCTCTCCTTTAAGCTAATGTTGCGCGTAAGTTGATTACCCACAAATCATTAGTGATTCGCGGAACTTCAGCAAATTTATATCCAACAGAAGCGTTGAGCGCTAATGGGCTATCATATATTGGCGGTCGATAGATAAAGCTTGCGCTATAGCCATCTTGCTCAATACATGCATAAGCTTCCATACCAACGCAGAATATATTGTAAACGTTTGCACCATTGCTTGAAGCATTGGCCGCAAATGATCCAATAGAGCTGATAAGGAAACGAAGGTTACCGATTGCACCCCATTCTGAACGCAATGCATTCATAGGAGCTGGATATTGGTTCTTTTGAATGAATCCAGCAACAGCATCAAGGTTTCCTGTTAATTGGCTTGAGCATAATGCAAAGTATGCATCACGAACTGGAGCTGTACCGAACTTATCTTCACCTTCGATATTGTCCATAATTGTGTATGCATTGTTATTCAACAATGTACGCACAACAGCATCAACATCTGAACGGGTGATTTCTGTTGGGTTGTCGCCATTAACACCGCCAACGCAGTTAATGAAACCAGCAGTTGCTGCTAACATATCACGCGTTAGTTGGTCTTCTGTTTGACGAAGTGAAACACCTAAACGTGCTGCACATTCGTTCAATACCAATCTGTTACTTTTATGACCTCATATGAGGCGGCCACTTTCTCTACTTATGGCTCACTGTGTTTCCACAATGTTCAGAGCACCGCATCTCTCCATGTTTGATCGGCTTTCTTATGTTGCGTATTGCAACATAAGGGATGCCAATTAAATCTATCCGTATCAAAACATCCACAATTATCAAATGTTCTAAATACAGTAGTTAAAGAAGAGTCTTCTCGCTTGCTACGTTCAGGCTGAATATCGGAATATGGCATCCAAGCAATAATATCAATATCTCTTCCTTCAAATTGAAAGCATAAAGAAGTTGGTACAGTCCAATCCCATAGACCATATGTTCCTGGGAATATACCATTTTTTGTTTCAATCCATACCTTTTGACCTTCTTCTGGTTCTTTATCAAAAGCCGTATATGATTTTATTTTTTTTATATGCCATTCCATAATCTTGCCCCTTGTCACGATCGTCTTTACGCTACCGCTTCCAAGTCTATCAGAGAAGATTTATAGACCCCATATTTTTGTTTAGGGTCTTGGTTTTGCAAGGTACATATTGTTACTCCCAAAAGGGGGATAAATCATTTCTGTTTATCTCTTACGGTTTCCGCGTAAGATCGGACTATCGCTTAATCTTTCGATTTCCACTCGCTTTAGTCTCTCAGCGTGATAAAATAATTGACTCCGTGACTCCATTGTGATATTATTTAAATTGTAATCAACTTATTACCCATAAAGGACAAAAATGAACCCTTCTCTTTCACCAAAAGCTCTTTCTAAAACAAAACATAAAATTTGTGCATGGATAACTCCATCTATAAAAAAATTGCTAGAAAAACGTATTCATAGTAACAAAATGCAAAATGAAGGACACAAAGTTAAATCGTTAGTCATTAGACAATCTATAATTGATCTTTATTTTTCTGAACCAACTTATGACTTTTTGTTTAAATCGGAAGAATTAAAAACCAATCGAATAACGTTTTATCTTGATCAAGAAACAGCACAAAATATGTGGGATATAGAAGCTCATTGGTTAGTTGAAGGAGTAAAAGTTAATACTTCAATTATTATAAATACCGCATTATTGGAATACTTAACAAAATAAAATATCTTCGCCCTTGTCACCCTCGACTTTACGTTAGGGTTTCCAAGTCAATTAGAGCGGATTTAAAGCAGGCTATTTGCCTACAAAACCGTGTATTTCAAAGATCTATTTTATTAACCTGCTCGTTTAACTGCACATAAGTCTTTAGCAGTAAACTGTTACGGCACTTTTACCGTAAAAGCTGATCTGTGCGTCAATATCAACAGCGGTCAATTGTTGAGCCGGTGGCGTGATGCCAGAGTTGCCTAGTGGAACCATTGCGGTGTTTAACGGATTATATCTACGCATACGCAACGTGTTACCACCGTTACGAGGCATATTCTTCTTCATCGCAGGGATTTTGTGAATCATGTTAGGTACAGGCACTGATAAGAGCTTGTAACTAAACGATTGCTGCACTGGCGATGGCAGTGTACTTGTAGTAGTTATAGCCATTGTGGCTCCTTAACTAAACAAAAATGAGGGGATTACAATAGGCTCGGACGAAACCCACGAGACGCCGATGATAGGATATGAGAGCGACTCATATATTTACGCTGGGACTAGATTACGATTAGGCAAAAAAAAACGCAACCCGAAGATTGCGTTAAAAAAGGAAGGGCGACAGCCTCACCAGAGAAATGTCGCCCGTAATGAAGCTTTGTTATTGTACGTTATTTTTTGCTGAAGTCTAGCAGAAACTGGTCAAAGGCGAGCGCTTCAGTGTCACCTTTTCCTCCCGAAAAATAGATTATCAGAATGGTAACAAGGGCACCTATGGCAGCCATTTTAACCTTGAATTCATCCTGCTCAATTTGGATCTTGAGTTCTTGCTGTGCTTTCTGCTGTTCTTTGGATAAAGGATAGATAGCTGAACATAAAAGAATCGAAGATAATATTAGTGCTTTCATGTTATTTCTCCAATAAAAGCATAATAAATTTATCAAAATCAAGGCCAAGCTGAGTGCTCCCCATGTACACCGCATAAAGGGTGACTATAGAAGCTATAACGGCGAGTTTAACTTTGGTTGAATTAGCTTGTTTAAGCTTATCGATATTGTTGTCCTTCATAACGCCTCCTTCGCATTAAAGGTATACAGGTCAAGCATGCCATCGTTAATTTCAGAAAACAAGGTGATCATGCAAATAAGAAATTTCTTATTTCTAAAAAGGGCATATTTTGAAAATAAAAAAGCCAAGGGAGTCGAATCCTTGGCCGTACACAAGTTCCATAGGGACTATGAAACTAATTTATATATCTTGCATTTCAAAATGGTTCGAGTCTACGCGCTTAAACGATCCGCCCCATCTATTGTTTTCATGCAAGGTAACCCAATAATCACCAAACTTTTTATAGTCTTCGTATTCTATCAAGTATTTGCCCGTTTCATTGAGTAGGTTTATATCCAGAGCTAAGCGTTTACAATGCAAGCTGTCGACAATTCCTTTGCCTTCATGGGCATAGATCTTGGCTTGCTCTTGGGTTCGGAAAGCTTCTCCAAAGGTAACAAAGTATCCCTGATCATGAATATAGCGCAGGAGAAATGCTATGTTCTGGGCGAATATAGCTTGTTTTTGCCATAGTTCCATTATCTATTCCTAAATTGATTCATTTCCTTCAAATACATCTTACGCATGTCCTCAGTCAATTCTCCGTTGGCAAAAGCATTGGCATTGCTTAAAGGCCCATCATTCTTGCGTACATTAAGGACCGCTGAAGGTTTGGGCTTAGCAGCATTTTGTCGTACGAGTTCTTTTTCTTTTGAGTAATCGGTTGTGTCTTCAGTTAAGCCAAGATTCTTTATGATGGTATAAGCAGAAACTGCCTTTGAATAAAGATCAGGAGATGAATTGATCGTATTAGCAATTTCAGGATAGGTCATGCGCAATGATTCAAGATTCTCTTTAGATACAATTTTATCAAAATCAGGATATTGCGTCTTAAGACGAACTTCTGTTGCTTGAAGAACCGATTGCTGTTGATATTGTTGGAGTTGGTTTTCAAGCTTCTTAATGTGTTTACTTACTTTAGAGAGATGTTTTCCTTCAACTAAAGCATCTGCATCGACCGATAGATCTTCATCGATTTCTGGTTCTTGTTGAACTTGTTTTGGTTGTGCATTCATTGCTTGAGCGAGAGCTGCTTCGAGTTCTTGAGCACGTTTTTCAGCAGCTAAAGCTTTCTCTTTCATTATCTTAAAGTTAGATGCTTGATGCGAACGCTTTGGCTTTTCGGGCTCTTCGGGCGCTGGCTCTGCTTCAGGTTGTGAAGCGACTTGTTGTTCGGGTTGTTCGTTCAGCTGCTCCAATGGGGTTTGGTCAACATCGTTGGGCTGATTTTGAACCATTTCTTGCTCAGAAGTACCCTGATTTTCAACCATCTGTTGTGCTGGTGCTTCAACGGGCTTGCCGGCTGTAGTTTCTACGTAAGCAGGCTGGTTCATGGGATCCAATGTTGGTTGTTTCAATGGATTGCCATCGCGATCATATTTCATTTCAAATGCCATTAGTTTGTCTCCAATTCTACTGATTCTAGTTTTTCGCCATTCAATTCTTTAGCTAATTTAAACAAAGTTCCATCTTGGAATGCTACCACATATTTGAGCAATCCCTGTTCTTCTGGGGCAACATATTGATGATTCTTGATGAGATGTATACAAGCATCGCGAGATGGGATAACCCACATAAAGATGGGAGCATTGTCTTTGCGCTTAAATTTATATACCGTTTGATCGTAATCGGGAGTAGGGCAGCTCAATCTTCCATAAAAGTAATTACGGAACACATTGGGCAAGAGCTTCTCATTCTTGGTAATCACCACTATATAAAAGTCATCCTTGAAGTCTTTCTTGCATCGCTCAACACATTCCCAGATATTTGCTTCATATTCAGAAAGATTCTCTTGCATCTGCTCGATAGGGGATAATGTATCGGGTGCTTTTACAATAAGATCGGTTGCTACTTTACCTACTGTTTCTTTGGTCACCGCACCACTCCTTGCACATATAATAAGATAATTCTTCTATTGGTAAAGCTGGTAGTGTACAGAATGATTCTATAGGTTCACCATTTTTTATTTCTTGATGTATGAAATCATTCATATTAACTATCTTTTTTCCACAATTAAAACATTGATCTTGAGGGTACACTGTCAATGAATAATCATTTTCTGATGAGCCAACATATTCTTTTATATCATCAACCTCAACAAGAGTTATCTTATCATATCCAGGTTTTCCGGATGATAATTTGGGAGCATGATCTACGCAAAGTCCTTCTAAAAAATCATATTTCATAGTTCGTGTCAATTTGGGCCAATCATATGAATACTTACAAGTTACTATTGCATATATTATTTTTTTCTTACATTTTTTGCATCTCTTTTTTTTGGCTGAAAAAAGGGCAGCATCTTTTGCCTTATGCTTCGCATCTCTTTCTTCTTTTAATGCCTGCTCGTATTCCCTATCTCTTTGATTGAAATAGTCTTGGATGCTCTCTTTGGTCATTAATATCCCAATTTATTAAGAAAAATAACTATTCCTAAAATAATTGATACAACTAATAGTGCTGTTCCAGTAGTTATGAAATATTCTTTCCAAGATTGATTTCCTAGGTTTCTAGGTATAAACATTAGACTCCTTTTACATTGTTTACCTGCATAAGATACGAAAAAACCCTCTCACAAGCAAGTCATGAGAGGGTTATGAAGTAAATAATGCCGCGTCTATTTTTTCTTTTTGCGCTTGCCTGCTTTTAAGCCCTTGCGACGCGCTTCAGATATTCCGATGGCAATAGCTTGCTTGGGTTTCTTTACTACAGGCCCCGTTTTGGATCCTGAGTGTAATTCACCTTTATCAAACTCTTTTACCACCTTATGGATTTTCTTTTCAGCTTTTTTGCTATATTTGTTTTTATATTTAGAAGATTCTTTTTTGACCTTCTTAGCAACTTTCTTCTTCATTATCGTCCTTACTTCTTACACTTGCAAGGTGCTTTTTTGCATTTTGAACACATTTTCATAATAATCCTTTTTGTTTTATTCTCCGGGCACCAGACCATCCAGTACCCGGAAAACTTCTATCTAATTAACGGACCCGAGTTGTCTCTTCCCAAGTTAAGCGATATTCGGACTTTTCATTCTTTTTCCAATTACGCTTTTGCAAGTTAAGAGGAACTCCCAAAACGGAATAGGCAATCTTCTTTGCTTTTCCTTTAGGACGAGGTGCAATAGGCATTATCTATACTTTCTATAAAGTGCATACCGTTTCATTACCAACCCATCATCATCGGGAGATTCATTTGCGCCACGAGCGGTATCATCAAGATATTGCGATGAATAATATCCTGCTTGAGGATATTCATGATGTTGAGCCTGTCGGGGAAGGTTAGCCATTGCTGAATGTTGCTCGCGAATCATGCCGCCATCAGCAATCTCTTGTCTTCTACGAGGATCAACTCCTGCATAGAACTCATTACTCATGTCTTGTGTTCTATCGAAGGTACGTTGATCTCTACGCTGTTCCAGCTGATACATTGCAGAATATTCCGCACGTACTTCGTCACGCCTTTTAGCGCGCTCCTGAGATCGTGCATCATATTGCGATTCTGGCATATAATCATAGGTCATAGCGCGTTTAGGTTCATCAAAGTCTTCACCTCGATTGCCTTTGGCGCGAACATATGAATCTTTTCTTTCTTTAGCCATTGTTTTCTCCTAAAAGGATTATACCTTCTTGGGGTAAAAATGTGCCTTGCGTTGGGAATCATCGTAATCCATTTGACGATCAATGCCAGAACGTGAATCATCTAAACCTTCTGGAAGGTAAGGTCCAGTTTTTGGATAAGGCTTGATCATTACTTCTTGAGGAAGATTAGCAATAGCTCTGTGATCTTCATGGATCATTTCATCATCAACTTCAAGTCCACGACGCATGCCAGTTGGCATGCCCATATATCCTTCAGCAGATGACATACTCTTCATATGGCCATCGCGCGAATCTTGTTGGTGCTTGCGTTCATCGTTGAACTTGTCCGCATGATGGCGGGAATTTCCACCTTCTGATGCATATTTACGTTTTGCCATTGTTTGGCTCCTTCGAAACTGTAGTCTTTAAACTACAAGGTTATACCTCTATCGACTGCCAGAACCTTTCTGGCCAGCTTAAGGTTATAAATATTTCAATAACTCTGAAACGATAAGCTTTTGGCTATCGCTCATAGATGTTTCATCAAGATCAAAACTTATTTGAGCTTGCCACTTATTGCCACCCATGTTAACAAATTTTAAATCGTGGGTGATATCTTCTACATCTAGGGCTATTTTTTCTAATACTGAATCTTTAAGTAATTCTGCAATCATCTTAATCCTTTAGGTTGGAGCGCAGGTTGCTGCGAGGCTTGTGAGGCGATCGCGTTTTCTGCACCTTTGGTGGCCTTATCTTCTTTTTCAGTGACCGATTGGTTGTCTTGCATCTTAAGCATTTGCGATAAGGTAATAAGCTTTTCCAAATGGGTGATATCAAGTTCTTCAAGTTCCTTAAGAGCACGAACCTTATCCAATAAGCCAGCATCTTCATCTCTAATTACTTGCGCACGGCGTTCAACGGCCAATGCCTGATTTTCTTCAACGCGCGATATTCTTTCAAGCCCCAATCCCTGGTCAGCCGCAGCACGAGCTCGAGCAAGTTCTGATTGAGCAGCTTGCAGATCCATTTGTTGTTGCATCTGTTGTTGTTGTAATTGAGAAGCTTGTTCTTGTTCTTTTTGAATAGCCTCTATGAGCTCCTTCTTATTTTGCATCGTCGATGCATTAAGCAGAACATCATTAGGGATAGGAATGCCAGCTTCTCGTAAGTGCAAGAGTTGGGCAAATTGCATTTGCTTTTGTGTGGTGGTATTAAGACCTTCTTCAACAACGGCATGATATTTTCCAAACGCTTTGTTATAAAACTGTGGCGTGGGCTCTGCACCCTCAAGAATCTTTTTAACTTTACCTGGGGTAAAATTGGCCTGTATGAGTTGAATTAATATATCGCCGACTTGTTTGATTGAGTTATCCAAATTATCAAAAAGGATCTGCAGCGTAGTGAGTCCTGCACCTTGTCTGAGCATCGATAGAATGCCTGCTTTGTCGTCTTGGGCGCTTCCGAGTAGTTCTTCATTTACGCCCGAGATCTGTGAAATTTCTTCGCCCAGGATGCGCGATAATTCAATCATGGATGGCGGTATCTGTGGCGCTTGTATTTGTATCACATCAGTCATTTGTGCATCTTCTTTAAGCGCTAAACCGCGACCTTGGCCATTCAAGAATACGTCCTTGGGATTAACCAGCGCGTTTTCTTTGTAGATGAATCCTGAATTGATTTGCGACTCAAGGATATCAAGTTCTATGATTTTACGTCTATTGTAAAGATACTGTGCATCGCGCAATTGGCGTACTATCCCCTGAATTCTATATGGGTAATAAGGAATTTGCGGATTGTAATATCCGATCACCGGAACTAGCGGAAACCTGTCTATTCCGATTGGCTGTGGCCCGTCGTACATTACCTTACCTTGAACGACGATAGCTACTTTAACCGTTGGGACGGTAGATTCCATCAAGGTAACTGAAGGGTACGTCTTGAGAAACTGTTTAAGTCTATCTTCATCTTGTCCGCGCCATTCTTGGGTTTCACCAGTTTGCGTATCTACGAGTAAAGTTTGGGTGCGATAATCCTTATAATAATATTCGTCATAGGTTAGGAGGTTGGTATATGACACATTGTAATTCTCGGGCATGAACTGGAATTTTGAATCTCTGCCAGCTTGTGCTTCCGGTGACTGAAGGCCAAGGATTTCTTCAGCATGATCAGGCAAGAGCGATATGACTTCGCGCTTGGTTAAATAGGAGCGTTTCCATATTGCATTGCAATCAGATAGGTCTGTCTTGCGGAAGAATGGGTCTACGAGAAAGGAGTTATAATCACATTTGTCAATTTTAATATGGCCTGATATGGGATCTTGGCGATAATCCATATAGATATGTAAGAAGTTCATACCGGTAACTAAAGCACCATCAAAAGCATCTGAAACGGTGTAGAGTAGGCCTTCGGTATTCTCAATCCATTTAATTACTTTAGTAAGCTGATCAGCAGTTTCATTGTCAAAGTTCTCAACGCCCGTTACTACGATTGATTTGCGGTTGTTGCGTTGATGTCCGCCGATCATATTTTTAACACGACGAATTCTATTGAATACAAATTGAGTTCTTCGGTTGACCGGTAAATTACCCCAGTAGTCTTGCCAAAGCGTTTGGTCATTACATTCGAAGCGTGTATCTAAATCTGCTTCAGACCAGAATGATTGATTGAGGGTGACTGCTTCAGCATAAAATGCTTCCATCTTGGATAAGATTTCCCGATCCCGCTCGGTATAATATTGCGGGGATAATTGGGGAAAGATCATAGCTTACTCTCCTTAAGGTAATGCTTGTAGGCAAAAACTAGTCTATGATATCGATGAACAAAAACAAGTATAAATAAAAGTCCCAGTTACGGGAAATTAGAAAACCATAACCGGGACTAAAACAGGAGCGCTATTAATGTTCGTTTGATGGTTGCATGAGGTTATCCTTGATAAACCGTTCAGCCCAATCAAAAAGCATTGTCTTGTCGTGATCTATTGGTTCAAGAAGATCTAAGATTTCCACCAATTGTTCAGCGATATCATCAAAGATGCGTGATCTATGGCCATCTTCCAAATCGCTATCATTAAGCATGTCCACCATACATCTAATATTGTGGATCTGATCGGTTGCCCAATCTATAACGTGTTCTTGTAATTGGTTATCTTTAAGTTTGTTTTTCTTCACCACTCTCACTTCTCCCCAGCTCATGAGCCCCAATCCAATAGCCGTAACTATAACAATCCACCCTATCGCTTTATAAGAATTCATCGCCCCGCACACATTCCTTTCTCCTACATTTAGAACAAATTGCATCTATCTCTTCCCAATATTCATACTGAGAAAATTGGTCGTCTAAATATACTCTATTTGTAGCATCGGTAGAAGAAAATGCGCGATTATTTTTGGTTATCTTTTTAAGGCGATACTGAGGAATCATGTCGCCATTGCACTCGCTTGCCATATGAATCCTTAAAGTCCGTCCAATGAGTTAGTTTTTTCTTGGTATCTGCGTCCGGCTTTGAGAGAAAGTTAATATACATATTAGGATTAACATAACCCACAAAATAACGATCAAGCTCGTCTTTAACTACGAACATATCTTGATCGAAGGAATAGGCTACAAGAGGAAAACGTGACCACTCAAGCCAATTATTTTCCATCAAAATTACTCCAATCCAAAGGCGGCAGTTGTATACCTGAATTATCAAGCTGTGATGCAATCCATTTCTGATTCCAACACTTATCAATAAAATTTTGGCCGCCACGCAATTCTATATAATCAAGGATATCTTTCTTTGCTTGAACTTTAAGATCCTTTATATGTGCATCTTGGCGCTCTATTTTATAGAGCTTTATAAAGCGACTGAAAGATCGATATAGATATGATAAAGCTATACCTAATACTAAACCGATAATTAATTGAATCATCTGAATCTCCTTTGCAAATGCATTTGTGTATTCTTCGACCGCATGCACCGCACGTCGGCCTTTGAATTTTATTCATCTAAATATCCTCTCTAAAGAATCCAGTATTTTGTCTGCCGCCGTACATTACTTCTCGATATCTTTTATCTAATTGTTCCGGGGTTGTACCTGAAAATGAAGCTTTCTTCAACGCCACGCACATATATCTAAATGCGTCTGCCGCATGCGATACATCATTGTGCTCGGGTATACCTTTGTATTGTTTTTTGACCGCATCCCATTCTTGTCGGTAGTTAGCCAAATGCTTAATCAATTCTTTGCACTTTACGTTATCGATGTAGATGGTGGGAAGTTTAGCTTTAACATATTCAATCCCATCAAGTATGCGGTGGGGGTATATTTCAGAGAATTTAACGCCCAACTCTTTATATTGATCTTCAATGCTTATACCCGGGCCCTGTTCTCTTTTTTTTGCGTCGTGAGGGGGAAAGTGCTTGCCGTAGGTATATGGCTTGTTAAGAATCGTTTGGCAGAAATGCGCTATATTTTTGTTGGAAGCGGAATAATAATCTATAACGTGTACCGAAGTTCCAATAACCTGAAAATATATCTGGACTGTGGGATCGTTGATACCCAGATCATGCGCCGTATGAACTTTATGTCCTGGTTCCCATGGAACATTGCCTATTTTGCCTTCAAGATGCATGCGATCTAATATGGATGCATAAAAATATCCGTCTTGGCCCTCATCAAAAGAACAATAATATTCTTGATTAACCATTCCCTCCGAAAGCTCGCCGAGTTCAACCTCTTTGCGAATATCAGCAATATCAATGTGCTGCGTATCATCAACGGTCAGCTTTAAACAAAACCAATCTTTTGAATGAGATGCGATTTGATAAAGATCATAGAGATGGTTGCGTCCGCGAGGCGTGGAGAGGAATAGGGCTGTCCCATTGTTAGCCGTAAGAATCGGTCGAGCAAATTGATAAGCGCGGGGATCTTGTAAAGAGAACTCTGAAAAGACCATAAACTTGGCGTTAGTTCCAACGAGTGCCGTATCGTAATCATTAGATCCGAGAACTTGTAATATGCTGCCGTTGGCAAATTTAAGGCGCATAAGTTGTTCGTTACGTTCTGCTATCTCTTTAGGGCAATAATGATCAAGGATACGATTACCATCGTTCGTAATAGCATCCCAGAGAATTCTGCGGCCTTGAGAGAATGTGGGAAAAATATAGAAGATGGTCTGTACTTCTTTCAGAGCAGCACGAACACAAAGGTTGAATGCTACAATGTCTTTTCCTGCTCTCCGAGGAAGTATGGCAAGCACACGTTTATAACCCTTATTCTCTATCGCATCACAAATGGGTAGTTGATAAGGACGCGGCTGAAAGCGATCAAGCTTTATTCTTGTCTCTATATTCATGTTCATGTCAATATGAAAATACGTTGTACAATAAATTTAAATCTTTCCCTTATTATCCAAGGGCAATCGAATCCAAGACATTTCTTTGCATTCTGAAGCCATGTATTCATTGGTCAGCAAATCAACTATGCGAGCAGACTCGTTGCCTGAATTACTGAGTTGCTTAACCCAGACCATTTTTGAATATACTTCCATTGGTTCGGCTTGTAATAGATAATAATAATAATTATCGGTGTTTGCGTATGTAATGGTTTCTCGAACAAGTATCCGGCCTTCAAGTTCGGGTAACTGATCTTTAAATCTTATCCACTTCATTTTCTTTCTTTCGTATCTTGAGGTGTTCTTTATGGCATTCATCTGAACAGAATCTTCGTTGGTCGGTGCGCTTTATTACTTTGAATTTCTTATTGCATAGATGGCATAAACGCGTAAAGTTTCGGTGGGGACTTATGTTAATGTCTGCTGAAGATTTTGAATAGGCATAGCGAACTCTTTCCAGGTTCCAGCCAGCCTTGTATTCATCACTCATTCTTCTGCCTTTTCATTTAATATTAAAACGGCAATGCCGAATACTAAAACTACCCAAAAGATCCAAAGCAACTTATCGGTTATCATTCAATCCCAGAACAAACTTAAAGCGCTCAATATAAGATTTCTTTAGGTTAGCTAAATCTCTTTTTAGTTTGTTGTTCTTGCGAGACTCTTCAACACCCAATTCATACCATCTTTTGTATTTGTCTCGCTCGTATTCAAGTAAGTGCTCTCTGGATATGATGTTCATTTCTTCTCTTTCTTTGGCACTAAATCTGAATCTGCAAACTTCTCTAATTCTACTACTTTAAGCCCACCAGCTGAGGCTATCTTTTCTGATAACTGAGCACGCCATTCTTCAAGTTCTCGCCATTTAGCTTTATACATAGGCATCGTGGTCCGTATCATGCCAGAATCATATTTGCGATTAATGGCCCCCTTTTCTCGACGATCTCCGATGATTTCCATTACATGGTCATGAGCTTGTTTAAGTTCTGGGCTTCGCTGACACCATCTTGATACGGTAAAAGACTGAACTCCCTTCTTGATATGGAATCCCTCCATGGTCAAAGCATCGTCATCCGTTAAAGCCCAGTTCACCCACTCGAGGGCATAATGTAAAAGATAATCTGTCGATATTGGTGTTTGTTTGAATGTAAACATATTCAAATAGTATTCTTCATGCACAGTTTTGATGGGTTTCTTTTTTGCCGTGCTATTATGTGAGGTTGCCTTCATCCACATGCTCCAAGGTAAATTCTGTTTTATCTTCGTCAGCCCATATTTTACGCGCTTCTCTAAAAAGAGCTAGTTGGCAATCATCTTGATAGATAATGCCGGTGGCACAATCTTCAATAAACTTGAGGCAGTTTGAGTAGTCGGGCTTTACGCTGTGTAATTTGCCACGATGAGCATCTTTTTTTCTTTCGCTCCATGATTTAGGCATCTTGAAAAAGATGTCGAACGTGACTGAAATGGGTGGCTCTATGAGGGGACGAGATCCGTGTTGGAACTTAAGATTGTAGCGATAGGTTTCTTTTTCCTGTTTTTGGGGGTCATAGAGCGAGCAGAACCTTTTATTGAGTCCTGGATTCTTGCGGGGTACTGGCGCACCCCAGATAACATATTTCATAAAGATTCTCCCCGAAGCAGTCTGTTTTGTTGTGATCCCGTAAGGGAATCATAATCATAGCCAAGGGATTCTATTTTGGCCCTGCGGGCCTGTTGTCGTCGTTCCAGAAACTGTTGGTATCGTTCTTCTTGGGTTTGTCGCTTACGCTCAACAATTGAAATGGGAACGGTGCGTGGCTTCTTTTCTTGGTAATCTTCATCACTAAAGTTGTACATAAATTCTCCTATAAAATTTGGCACATCTCGCATTTACAATGCTCGCTCAGCTCGCCGTAGCTCGCCTCGATCCCGTTTAAGGGATTTTTTACAAGCGATTGAGGGGGAGTTCCCCCCGATTGAGCGGTTTTCTCCGGGGCCGTGGATTTACGCATCGCAAATTGACTGTCAAAGGCCCTAAATTTTGCTTCTTCGTAGCGCTGACTACGAGAGTCTGGTTTATTAAACTTAATTAGTGTTAATAGTAGAAAATTGAAAAGATATCTAATTGGATGTTTTCTAAATGTTTCAAATAGGAAAGAAAGTTCTCTTCTTACTGCTTCTTGATGGAAGAAGGGATTAATCGCATAAACATTGGGAAGATTGCCTTCATGAGCTTGATATTTGGAATAGAATATGCCATCTCGAACGGCTTCGTTTATTAATGTACAAGCCCATTCGCGAGTACAATCCAAATGATATGCAATATAGTCCTGAAACGCAGTAAACTCATTTTGGAAGTTATCCCATGCAAAGAAAAGATCGCATAGCTTTATGTATTTATCAGATTGTTTAGCTTTTTTTATAAAAAAGGCTTTGTAATTGATTCTTATGTAGTTATTTAATTGACTTTTGCGCCAGGCTTGCATATTATTAATTCATCCTTTTTGTATTTACGGTACAGAAAGTGCATGTAACAAACAAACTAGTAAAAAGTTTCTTGTTACAGTTAGTCAAAAAGCTACAAGGAATTGGGACTCGCTCATAGCTTCAGACTTACACTAAAAATTAGGCCCCGTGTAAAAGCGGGGTCTTTTGATTTCAACCATAGTATTAGCTTTGGCAAAGCCACGCTAAGCGATCTGGTATTTTAAACTAAGTAGACTAAATGTCTATTTTTTTCTTAAAATATCCCAAATCAAAAAGCCAACAGCTATCGTCAGCAACCCCAAACAAAACACTGCACAACCCAATATTACTCGAATCGCAAAATCCATCTCACAATGCATTAATTATCCTTTATTTGACATGTTTAAATTAGTAGATTAATATTGTAGATGAAATATGTAGATATAGCAATATAAGGGATAAAGATATGCAAAAGCAATATTGGGCTAAGGGTCCCTGGTCACAAGAACCAGATCAAAAAGAATTCACATATAAGGGATTTAATGGATATATTTTACGTAATATTTTCGGTTCCTTAGGGGGTTATGTAGAAATACCGCTAGATAATCCTATTTTATCTCGCATCGATATAGATAAAGGGGGTCTTGAATATGAAAATCTTCCTTTAGAAGTACATGGGGGAATAACATATGGAAATCGTGTCATTAATAAAAAAACAGGTATTGAATATTATGTTGCTGGATTTGATTGTGGCCATTGGGATGATTATATTCCCTTTCAATCATGGATGACTAATCCGGACTTGCCAGAAAAATTAAGACAAAATGAAACACTGCAGAAAATCATTGATTTGGAAGAAAAATTTAAGTATGGAAGACAGGAAGAGAGAACTTATAAAGACATACAATTTGTGACACATGAAATTGAATCAATGATCGATCAAATTATTGCTTATCAGGAGAATTTCAATGGCTAAACAATACCGTTTAAAGATAACGTGGGCTAATATGGATATAAAGCAAGAGATAATGCATAAAATGAAACAGCTGCCTGAGCCATTCTCTTTGTTGGACGTTATTAAAATATTTGCTCAATTTCCTGCGGAGAAAAAAGAAAACACAGAATTTAAAAAGTTAGTTAAAGAAATCACAAGCCCACTAATAAGAAAACTCATAAAGCAAGGATAATGAATGAAATACGTTCGCTATAGAAGAATGACTCTTGAAGAAGAAGAAGCTAAGGCTAAAGAGTTGGGAATAGATTCACCTTATGCCATGATGCAAAAAGGGCAAATATTTCTCGACCCCGATATTAAAAGATCGTATGACAATAACTTTATGATTCGCGAAGAATTTGACGAGAAACCCGAGGATGCCGAATGAAGCTTTATGTACTAAAAATAACTTGGCTTAATGGAGATACTGAATATTGTTCAGTGCCCGAAGAAATGCTGTTCTTAAAAGACATAAGAGCTTCTTTGATCGCAAATGAAATTATTACGATCGGGGATTCTACTTATAGAACAAGTGTAATAAGAAAGCTGACAATCGAAGTATATGACGAAGAAGTAAAGGATGATAATGTTTAAACATTATTGCAATGGATGTAAGAACTACTTCAATTGGGATGAGGGACATAAATGCTCAGTGCATGATATACCCCCAAGAGAACACACAAGAGTTGATACTGATAATTCTGATTTCTTTAAGAAATATGATGAGGCGTTCAAAAAGAATACGCCTGTTAAGGATATTCCTGGATTCGAAGACGATATGAAAGAACCGCAATGAAACAATACCGCTTAAAGATAACCTGGTCTAATGGGGATAGTGAGATGGTTGGCAAGGTCATAGATCAGAAGGATTGCGCTCAAGCATTCCAGCAAATTATTGATTCTATTAATCACTCACCCGTAAAGACCATTGAAAATTGGGACAATATTATTGTCGTAGAACATGTAAGGAAATTTCAATTCGAAGAAATAATCCCCAATAAAGAAGTGAGATTCTAGATGATACTATTACCCCTGGTGCTATTCAGTACATTGAGCTGTGAAGCAGCACAGCCCACATCCCAATATAAATATACCGCCGAACAACTTAAGGCACTCAAGCCTCCGCTTGTAGCTCAGCTCCATAGTACAATGCCTAAATCTCCCTGTTTAAGGGATCCCTTCTCTCCAACACCTAAAAAGAAGAAACTGATTAAGTTCTTGGCTGTGCCTCATAATTCTCCTGAAGTTCATACCACAAAACCAGCATTACCCGTTGAAGAGATTGTATTAGTGTTTGAGAAGTTTGATACGGGGAAGAAATGATCGATGAAATATTAAAGTGTGCACCGGCAATCCATGCATTCAATATGATATTGGTGGTAATATCGCTCATCAAGATTATGGCGTTGATTGCTCGCCTTGATAATAGCATTTATGAGTTTATGAAAGCATATATGAGAGATAAAAAATGAAAAAGAGATCGGGTAGATCAATAGAGTGGTTGTGTAAAGAATTGCAGTTATCTATAGCTGATCATATGGAATGCATAGATCAGTGGTATCAGTTTGAGAACTATCATCAAGTGCGTAAGCTCATAAAAAGATTGAGGCCCGCACAATTCTTTGCACCAGAACTAAAAGAAGCATTGAATTCATTAGAGGAGAGAATTCATGGAGATACCGGAGTTGATAATAGCCCTAAAACTCAAGATGAAAGTACGGGCGGAAGATATCAAAGAACAAGAAAGAAGATTGGACATGGCTAAGCATGATTTCAATACACAAAGAAAAGACGTTGAATTAATACTCCAAGATATAGGAATAGAAGAATAATATGGAATCATTTAAATTGCCCGCAACTGGCTCATTAAACGAAGCATTATGCGCAGCTCAAGCAGAAATGGGTTCAGCGCAAGAGGGTGGCTACAATCCCCACTTCCGTTCTAGCTTTGCAACTCTTACAGATTTAATTAATGCATCAAGGCCCGCATTGACCAAGAATGGCTTAGCAATCACCCAATACCCAGAAACGGACGGAGATAGTACATATCTAGTTACAATACTCTTACATTCTTCGGGAGATTCCATTCGCTCTAGAGTCAAAATGGTGCTTGATAAGCCGTCAGATGTGCAAAGCTTTGGTAAAACCATGACATACTTAAAGAGATATGTGTATGCAGCCATGGTTGGTATAACGATTTCTGAGGGTGAAGATGATGATGGTAATTCCCTAGCAGTGCGTGACGGATCGTCACATACTGCCGGCAAACCGGGACAAAATGTCACGACTCCTGGTTCAAACTGCATATCAATCAAGCAATTGGGGATGCTTAAAGCTAAGTTGAATGGTGATAGTGCTAAAGAAGCCAAGATATGCACGCATTACAAGATTGAATCTTTAGATCAGTTGCCTTGGAGAAATATGCAAGAAGTACTTAATAGACTTGAAGAGAAGAAGGATTAACTATGGACAAAATAGAATACGCAGAGCTACATGGATTATTCAAGGATCTATACACAAAAATAGATGAAGAATTCTTCAAGTTTAAGCAAGAGTTAAGAGAGCAAAAGAAGCCCTCTAAAGACTTATTATATGAAGCTTTAGCTAAAGCAAAGCTGGAATACAAGACTGTCAGATTCAATAGAACCAACAACTTCAACAAGCAAGTATATGCTGATCTTGAATCAATCCAAAGAGCTACCAACAATGCATTGTCAAATGCAGGGCTGACGTTTATACAAGCTCCGGTTGATATTGATGGTACAACTTACCTTGATTCCATTTTAGGTCATTCAAGCGGGCAAGAATTGAGTTATAGGAATCGTTTAATCATTCCGGGATATACAGGAGCTAAAAGTGATAATCAACGCTATGGGGAAAGTTTGGCGTATCTTAAGCGACAAGTGGCACAAGCTATGCTGGGCATTGTGGCTTGTAATGATGAGGCTGATAATGACGATGCTGATACGAGCGAATCGATATTTAACGCGCAGGCAAGAAAAGCTATTGCGGGCGATGAAACTAAGGCTACCGTAGATCAAGGAATATTAAGCGAGAAGATCACCAAAGATCAACTTGATGATCTTTATGCTGAATTAGAAGATTATCCAGTAATGACTAAAGCGCTCTTAAAGGGATTGGATTTAGCGCAACTTGCCGATATGCCTAAAGCAAAATATCATCAAGAGATTCGCAGAATAAGAGAGCAGAAGATATTACTTAGAGATAGGCCGAGGAAAGATTGGTAATGGATGAATGGGAAAAACAAATTAAATTACTTGATGATTGGGAAAAACATGTCAGCAAAATTGATACCAAAAAATAATGCGTGAGCATTATGGATTTAAAGGAGAAGATTTAATGATAAAGCGATTCAATCCCCCCACTCATCTTGATCCAATGCCGTATCTTTCAGAATGGCATCATGAACTTGAAGATGGGAGCATTCAAATTTGGGTTCAGTGCAATGAAGTAGTCGATGATAATACTAAGCCAAACTGGCGTAGGCTTGGAGATATTATGGAGCAAGTTTATATCAAGTACGGTGTATTTGCGCAGAATGGAAGAGCATTTTGCATTGAAGATATGAAGGATTGGCTATGAAACAACTCCTACTCGCTTTAGCTATCCCATTATTCCTCTGTGGGACCGCTCCAAAGAAAATTACTATTGTGCCAAAATTGGATATTGAAAAGGCACAGAAAGTATTCACTGAATATATTATAAGTTATGCAAGTTTGCAGGCATTACAAGCCAAGGTAAATGAGTTCATCAAGAAGAATAATATCATTGTATTGCAGATTACATGGCAATCAATATCCAAACCAGGGGCTGAACATCATCAAGCAATAATAACTTTTAAGAAGCAGGGATAATATGGAAATTAAAACAGAAAAGTCATGGATGCAATTACCAGAACCCCCGAAATAAAGAGATAATTAATGCTTAATAATTACATCGATGGTGATACTGCTTATATAATTACTTTCGGTATATTAACGGTAATAATGTATAGAGTATCTTCTAATGCGTTTAAAGAATCCAATAAGTCCCCCTACACCGCATTTTTTGGGTTGATGGGTATTGGTGCTTTTGTTATTTCAATGATTTCCCTTTTTGGATTTATGGTAGGTGTGGGTATTAAATTATTTAACTATTTAGTGGGATAATAAGGAATAAATAAAGATAGGCCATATGCTTACTACGTATGGGTTAGTAAATCGGGGTGGTCACT